AGATTCTTTTACTCGCTGTGTTAATTCTTGTATGGCCGCTGTTAGCAATGGAATAAGTTTTGTCTCACCCAATCCCAAATATTTTTCATCGTCTACTTCATTGGTGACAACTACAGAATCACTATAGTCAGTATCGGACAACACCGCTTGCACTTCTTGCGCGATAAAACCAACGTCCGTTTTACCAACGTCTAAATTGTGTATTTCATGGGCTTTCCATTTGAACTGCACGGGATTAAGACGCGAAACTAAATCAGAAGCATTGGATAGTGTCTGTACATCCTCTTTGTAGCGTCCATCTGACGTAGCAACCGTTGCGTTGGTAGCAAAAATCTGGGAGTTGACCTGCAATTTATAGCTACCTTGCGACGAAGTATATCCGACCAAAAGTTGGTTAGAGCTATCCACGCGCAAACTCTCAGATCCACCATTTGTTATACCTATTGTATTTGTGGTCGGCCAATAAACACCTGTATCGAAATCGCTTTTTTCGCATAGTCCGGGAGTTGCGGCTCCTCGTCCATCAATCGCAATACCACCGTTGACGTTTAATAGATTTGTGCCGTACACGCTCGACGTGCCAATCAGTAAGTTGCCAGACGAGTCAATGGACATTTTCGTAGTGCCATTAGTGGTGGCAAAAAACATCTCGTCAGTTTCGTGTTTGTATGTAATACCACCATTGTTCGGCCCAGTTGAGTCACCGAAATCTAACACGCTAAACCCAGTGCCTTGACCTGCAATGATACCTACTCGCGCTATGGAATCAGAGGCGGCCGTATGCTCAAAAATTGCTTGTGTGTTACCTGCTGGCGTATATGAACTTGCAGTGCCTAATACTGTATGAATACGAGCCAACGGTGATTGCGTCCCGACTCCAACGCCAGCCGATCCGCTTACATCTTTAAGCGTTATGTGCCGCACGCTTGCCGTACCGTTGCTCAAGTCCGTGACAAATTCAATTGACCCACGATTGCTTGTATCTGGGCCATAAGCACGGAACTGTGCAAGGCCACTGCCCTCCTGTCCTATACGGAGCGAATTGGCTTCGTGAGTTGTGTTTTGCCCATTTATAGCTACTCTCCCGCTGAACGTCCCCGTCGTGCCGCTGATCGTGCCGCCTGTTACGCTTGCAACATTAAGCGCAAAATTAGCATCGTTATCGGGGTCAGTAACAAGCTGTTGAAGCGTCCAGCGGTTTGCGTCATTTTTTATACGAGACAAGTCAAGCGAAGATTTTGTTGTTGCATTACCTACACCAAACCGCTCGCCCAAACTGCCGTAAGAATATGTATTAGTTGCCATTTTACCCTACATAGGATATAGCAGAAAGCGGATTATATTCTTGCGCTCTGCCGCTGTTGAATGTAACGAAACCTGCTTGCATACGCTGTTCGTCTGTCGCGCTTCGGTAGTCGGGATGGTCATCCGCTACAACCCGACCGATAGGTTTATACGCAAACGGTGCCATCTGTGCCTCTATTTCTATGCGCGTGTCGTCGGGGTCAAACATTTTGACTCCCGTGCAGACGAATTTTTGTATTAATCTTTTGATAGATTTACCTGTTGTAAATGTCGTTGCTTGTGTGTTGCATTGTCCACGCACAACAGTAAGTCTGTTGTTTGTCGCATCAACGCTTGCAACTTTCATAACTTCCGGTGCTGTTGTATCGTTTTCCTGTAAATAAATATAATCGTTTGCGCGAAATAATTCAGCCGTATAGATTGTAATATCAATTTCAGTTTCTGTTGCGTCTAATGCTTCTGTTGTTGTTGAAACTGTTTGCGCTCTTTGAGTGGCTTTGAAGTTCGGATGGTCTAAATATAAAAAGTCTCCGGGCATTACTAATACGCCGTCGTGCATTAATGAAAATTTAAATTTATCTCGCGGTTGGCTAAACCAATCGACGCAATGGTCGCGTAGTTTATCGGCTGTAGAATCATCGCGGATTAAATTGCTTATATACCCACCGTCATCAAGAAACGTTTTTTGTCTGTTGCCGCCCAACGCATTGACAGTTTTATATGCTCTTTGCGAAATATACGCAAGGTCGTTTATGTTCGGTCCTAAAAAATATTGCACAACTAAACCGGTATCGGTTACTGACCCACCCTCCACCGGTGAAATAACAATTACAGTTTCTGATGTAACAGATACAACTTCATAAAGTTGGTCGCTCACAACATACACACGTTCACCTGCAACAACGTTATCTGTTACAAATGTTGCGCTTGTATCTTCAAGTGTAGAATTTGAAGAATATGTTGAAGAATTTGTTCCAGACAACCTAAACTGGCCGCTCGCTATTGACGCCTTTTGCGGTTGATTTGTTGCAGGGTGAACGCTGTGGCGTATATTAATTTCATTAAAAATATCTGACGAGTCACTGGGCGTAACTTCTAAATCGTATTGTTGTTCCATCGGATTATCAATTGGACCATCCACCGCCATATGATAATCACCGTGAAAGAAATGTTCTGGCGTGCGTTCAACGTCCATCGCCGAACAGAACCATTTGCCTTCTGCGCTATATAAAAACAACCCTGCTTCAAAACAAAACTGATCTAAAAACGTGTCAGAAACTTGTTCGCGTAGGAAAAAATCAAAATACCAATCGTTTCTTGATGTTGCCGCAGTAGCAAACGATGTTGCATCAACTTGCGCTTCTTGCAGATTATTTAAATTTTTTGCTCTAAGTAATGCTTCTAAAATATGAACTGGATTGCGCAAAACAGTACCTGCGCTTGTGACTACAGCACCGTCGTTATAGTGTGCGGTCTGATCTTCAAATCCCTGCAACGTTTGATATATTTGAGGCTCTTGATCGGTCTGTGTAACTAAATCATTGAATTCTAACTTTACTGAGACCTCTTCTATTTTTGTTGTTGGGAATGGACTACGGGGACTTATTTTTATATGCAAATCGCCAAGGCTCGACCAATCTGAATAATCCGCAAGCGTAAGTGCTTGTAAAACATCTCCCGACGCAGTTGCGTTTGAAGCTATCGGCGTGACATCAGAAACTGAAGAATCGTATAAATACCACGCATAAACGCCTGTTGATGATTTAATTGTCAATTTTACTGCGGTCATAATGCCAATTTGTGGCAACCCACCAAAAACAACGCGCAGGTCATTTGAGGAATCTAAAGTGACAAATTCGGTTGCGTTTGGTTCGATTGTATTATACCAATTCGTATAGCCATTACCCGTAAATGTGCGACTTGGTCTCGCATATCCAATTCGTGCAGGGTCGGCAAATGATATAACACCGTTTGATATTGTTGCGTTTACTATTTGGGCAAAGATTTCTGCTTGTTGGTAGAACTGATATACATAATTTGTGACGCTTTTTTGATTTTCGCTTGCCACTGCTTTTAAAGCGAATTTGTCTGTCACCCTTGCAGGAGCTAAACTCACCCTGTCGCTCGCGTTAAGGTTGTCGGGTGTATTGTTAAGGTTGCCGAACGCTTCGGGCATGACAGCACCCAACGAGGACGCAAACGGAAATCTAATAGGGTCGAGCAGTATTGTCGGTATGTTTTTGATTTGCGTTTTGGAATCATCTTTTAGGCGCAACGACCACACATTGTTTCGCGTGTTGCTTCGTTCAACTACACCACGGAAAATTTCTATACGGTCTGCGTCTACTTCCGAGCCCGTAGGGAAAACAAAATAAACGAACACTTCATCGTTGTTGATTACATGTGTGTCAGTTATTGTTGATTCTTTGCTTTCATCGCGGATGCGCAACGATGAAGTTGCCACCGGACCCAAACCGCCTTGCTCTTTGATACGCAAAAAACCTAATTCAATTCCACCGTCCGCAATGATTCCTTCGTATTGGTTTGATGAGATTGTGTATTGTCTGGACGCATACCGTTTAGTTGTCGCACCCGTAGAAGCAGGGTCGGCTTGGTCGAACGTGCTAACGACCAACCAAACACCTTTTACGCCATCTTTTATACGCTCCGCTTCTTGCGCTGTTGTTAGTGTGCGTGGCATTTACGTTATCTCTGCGAGATTGACTTCAACCGCATAAGAATCAAAGTCAACCAATTGCGCGTTTTCTATACCGCCCGTGTATTTTACTGTGTAGTTTGTGCTTGTTTCGTCCGTGTATGTAAACTGTGTCGTTGCACCAGAGACCGTTGTGTAAATAAACGTTTTAAGCGTATTGAAATCTGTTTGGCTTAAGGATCGCCAGTTTAAAATCCACCGCTTTTTTTCTCCTGCCGATCTTGTGATTGAGGTTATACGTCCACCCATCGCCGTTTGTATAGATTGATCTAAAAACGATTGCGTCTGTCCCGGATAATCTGACGTTGGTATTGTTATTGAAGTTGAACCGTCATTAAATGTTATTGTTGTTGCCATTACTGCCTCCCGCTTCTAAATCCACGCCTACCTGCTTCGTCGTAAGAACGGTCGCGTATGGCTTCCTTTACCGCATCGTTGATAGCTTCACTTATACCGGAAGCATTAAAATTGAGTAAATCGACAATATTTAACTGTACAGACGGTATGTTTGTGAATGCCGCATTCAATCCTGTCCTAAAATCCGCAACCATATCGCCAAAGAAAAAGAAGAAATCAAGTGCTTCTGGAACTTTAAACATATGCGAAGGTAAGATTTCTTTTCTATTTGCCATAGTATTTAACAACACTTGTTGCGCAACATTGTCCGGACCCGTGCGTGCGTTGTCAGCTCTTGCAAGAAGGTGCCGCGACCAGTAGGTTTTCCAATCTACAGGCAACGGCACAGAAAACATCATCCACGGTTTTATGCTTTTTCTGTTTGCCATTGTATTTGCAATAATCTGTTGCGCAACATTATCCGGACCGACATTACTATTGTCTGCGTATCGCAATAAATCACGCGACCAATAACTTACCCATTCCGTTGGACGAGGAACGATAAACATAAATTGCGGATATATGCGCCTTCTGTTTCGTATCGTGTTATTTATTATTTGTTGCGCAACATTGTCTGGGCCGACATCTTGGTTATCTGCTCTTCCCAACAAATTTATCGACCAATAATTAATCCAATCATTTGTCGTAGGTATGTTAAATAAATCGGCCGCAGAAATCGTCGCCTTATCTATAGATACGTTCGCGTCTATTGTCGTGTCTACTGTTGCACTTGTTCCGCTGGCATTATCAGCACTTGCGCTTGAACTTGCTGTGCTTGCAGTTTGACCACCTGCGCCAGACGTTCCATACTGTAAACCTTTTAATTGTCTTTCAAATCTTTGATATGCCGCACGTTGTTCAAATACGTCTCCACCTGCTAATTTAAACGCTTCCGATAATTGTGTGCGCAGTGCAATTTCTTGCGCATTCACCCTCAATCTTGTTACTGCCTGTTCGGCTGTATTTAAATTGCGCGCTTCACGCGCTGAATTATTTAGCGAATCTGATAACCCTTGAAATTCATCTTTGGCCGCAAGTGCGGCTCTGCCAAGCTCTTCAAATACAATTTCGTTGTTGCCACCACCAAAAAAAATATCTCTTATACGCATCTGGTATTGTGAAATATTTTCTTCGGTGATTCCACTCATTTGCAACGCACGTTGAAATTCTTCGCTTATGCTCGTAAACCCACCCACGATGCTTCTAAAAAATTGATCAAGCGTTTCTATCTCCGCTTGGATTTCTGCCTGTTCCAAGTCGATTTGATAAAAATCGGCAATATTAGCTAAACTTTGCGGTTCAAATGTTCTTTCCCGTATAATGTCGTATAAATCTTCAAATGGTTTTAACAGACTTTCACGCACTTCAGCAAATTGCGGGAGGTTGGCAAGTCTTGCAGTTGTGGCCTCACCTGCCGCTTCGTTTGCTCTTCTAAGTTGCTCGCTCAAAATCTGCATGCGTTGAGCTAATTTGTCGCTTTCGTTCCCCGTATCAAACAAAACATCTGACAACAAAACGAAATAATTTGCTGTTGCCGTTATATAATCGCCCTGCACAGCAGAAGAAAATATATTTCTAAATGACCCTACTGTTTTTGAAAGTTCTGGGTTTGTCTTGCTAAGTATTTGTAATAGCCCATCAAACCCACCGTTCAAATCGTTTATTACTGCGTCTACTTCAGCAACTACGTCAGCAAACCCCAATACGCTTTCATCGACTTCAAACTTTTTAAAGTTTGGTTGTGTTAGATCGCCTATCTTATTACCTCGCGGCTGATAACCTGCCGCTCTATATCTTGTTGGCAGTATATCTAAATCATCAACCTTTTCTCCGATTGTGTCTAATATATCATCTAAACCTTTTGCTGTTGCTCTGTCTAATTCTATGAATTCTTGTTCAAGTTCAAACGTCAGACGGTTGAAGTCTTGTTGCGCTTGTTTGCGCGTTTCTTGTTCTTTTTCAATGGTTGTTATATACTGTTCAAGAAGGTTAGTTGATTTCTCACTTTCTTTAAAAAACAAATCATTCAAAGCACGAAAAATCAATGTAACAGGGTCAGTTGTTGCGTTTACGTCGATATTTGCAACATTAGGGTTAGATGCGGCTGTAAATATTCGTGAAAGTTCAAATAGAGGTATATCGGTCAATAATGTGTCTATTGCACTAATATTTGCGCGTGTTTGGCTTTTTTCGTTTGTAAGTTCGTCAATCGCTTCAGATGCTTGGATTAATACGCCTGCAAGCGTTTCGCTTATTTTTGATGCTTTATCCAGTTCAAGTACAAATTTGGTCAAACTATTGTTAATGGTTGTAAATGATTGACTCAAAGTCGCAGACGTTTGACCGAATTCTGTTCTTACTGCACCTTGTTGCGATTGTATTGCTGTTATGATTGTTTCGCTTGTTATTTTTCCTTCCGAACCTAATTCTCTCAACTGACCTATACCTACGCCAATACCGTCTGCAATTGCTTCTGCAAGTCGTGGCGTTTGCTCTAACACAGAATTAAGTTCATCGCCCCGCAACGTCCCAGAAGCAATACCCTGCCCCAACTGGATTAATGCGGCATTTGCTGATTCTGCCGACGCGCCAGAAATTGTTATGGCTTGTGATATTGTTTCTGTTACGTCTACAAGTTCCTTTTGCGTTAAACCTAAATCTTCTGTAGAACGCGCCAACCT